CTATCAACTACTCTAATTAACATTGCCATTCTTTTACGTGCTTTGATTGTTTTAGTATCGCTTGTAAATTGTGCGTTTACATAACCCTCTGATAAAACAATTCCAGACTTTTCGTATATTGTAGCAAAACGTCTATCACCAACAACTAATTGATTATCTGGCATATTGTTATCTTCTACAACTGCTAAACCTGCAATAGTTCCGTTAACAGTATCAAATAAATAGTTATTATCTAAATCTTTTGCAAGGTAGTAACGATCAAAAGTATCTGAGTTCATTACAACGATGTCTGGCGAATATTTAGACCCTCTGTTTTTAACGATTGCAGTACGCATTTTACGAACTAAATCCTTAATGTTTGCTCCCGAAATACCACTAGCAACAGGTGTGTAATCTGGTGCGCTTGCCAAAAGACCTGTTAAAGTTTCTCCTGTACCCGCACCGTTAATAATTTGAGCATCAATAAATGTATTTACGTTTACATCTAAAAATCTGTTTAATTCAGAATTAGCTGCATCTGCATCTTCTCCAAATTCCTCAGTAACAGCTAAAGTATCTCCAATTTTACGGATTGGCATTGTGCGCTCGATAAATTTAGCAGTAGATTCTGGAAATGTTCCACCCTCTGCAACCATTGCTGTTGCTCTTGCAATTGTATCCTCGTCCCAATCGTGGTATTTGATGATACCGTTATCGTTAGCACGGTTAGAAATTGGCATCTTTGGCAATACGTCATACAACGCACGTGCTTTAACTCCTAATTGCCCAATGTCTGGCAATACATAAGCGTTAGTGTTTCCAGAAATAGACGCACGGTTAGTAAGTGCTTTTAATTCTACTTCGCCTCTTTGACCGCTTAAAATGTTTTTGATAGTAGGTTTTACTGTTTCAAATTCCTCTTTAAAAGCATCTTTTTCGTTTTTAGCACCTTGTGTTTTGATTGTTTCTAATTCTAAACCTAGTTCGCCGTTTTGTTCTTTTACTGTTTTTAATTCCTCTTTCAAAGGATTAACAGCGTTTTCGATTGCTTGTTTTTGCAATTCTTGTTCGTGCGCTCTTTTAGCGATTGCATAATCGTTTGCTTCTTGTTCGGTCATTGCTTGAACTTCTGCATCTGTTTTGTACTTAAACATAGTTTGTTTGTTTTAAATTAAATGTTTCTTCTTCTTTTAATCGTTGTTTGAGTGACTTCAATTGTCGGCTCTTTTGTTTCTTTTGAAGGGTCCTCTTTAACGGCTTCAATTGATATTGTTGGAGTTACATAGTTAGATCCTTTTACTACTGCTGATCCCTCTACTATTTTAGCTTCGGAAACTGCCCAAAAGTATCCCTGTTTTTCTGCAACCTCTTTATTTGCTATTTCTGAAATGTATTTATCCCAAACTGCTTTTTCTTCTGCGTACCATTTTTGATCTGAATTGATAGCCATTTCTATTTTTACATAGCGCATACCTACCGAATGTTCTTTAACGTATCCTTTTGCGTATTGATTAAACATAAATTCGTTACGCTCTTTATCGATTTCGGCATCAAACATTAAAGCCTCTGTATCGCCATCAAAATCAAATCCTAAATCTTTCCAAGATATTTTTTTTACTTTAGCATCAACTTTATCTGAAATAATATGATTAAATTTCATTTGATGTTCTTGAAGTAAAAGAATGTTTTTTTGTTCCTTAGCTGATTTATTCCAAATACCTTTTAAATGCACGTCTGAGTGACTATCCATTAAATTAGTAGTGTTAATCACTAATTTAGCTTTTAACTTTTTAGCATCATTAATTTCGTTGTTTTCTTCCTTTGAAACTGATTTATCTTTAGTTTCAATATCAACTACATTAATAACAGAATCAGCCTCTTTAGTAATCATTTTCTTTTGAGCGATTAAAGTAGATTTATTCTCTTTTAACTCTTTGAAAAGTTCCTCTTTTGAAGCAAATTCTTTATTAGGAAATTCTTTAGCTATAATCATTTCTTAACAATTTTATCTTGTGATTTTTTCTTTATTTCTTTTAACCTTTCTATTTCTTCTTTAGTTAATGGTTTTGATGGTTTTTTCATAATCCTAGATTTAGTTTAAATTCCTTACTCAATCGCCTTTGTTCCTCTGGAGTTTCATATATCAAAGTACTTTGATACAAAAGCAAAGTTTCAATTTTTGCTTTTGTTACCAATTGCATTACGGGTAAATGATTATAACTAGCTACTAAACTTTCTCCTTTGTCAATCAATCCAAAAGCACTTGCAAAAGTATTCATAGTATTGTTTGCATCGGGTTGGATTGAATTTTGAACATAGTTTAACATTGCTTTGTCTTTATTCTCATAAGTACTAGAACCATTGCTAAAGTAATTCAAAACGTCCTTAGACATATCAAAAGCATTTAAACAAGTTAGCGCATCATTACTGAATTGTTCGTCTAAAAATAGTTTTTTCATATCGCTAACAAGATGCTGTGCTTTGATATTTGCGTTAGTAATCAGTAAAGATTTTTGGCTTACTTTCTTTAAAATATCTTTTCTATCGTCCTCTTGTATTTGCGCTTCGTTACCATCGCCTTGGCTAGCCATCAAATACTTTTGCGACATTTTCAAGTTAACATTTTTAGAAAGTAAATTTTCTTCAATGTTTTCAATAGTTTTTGAAATTCCTTTTAATCGGCTTGGTGATTTCATTAATGAATCAATAGTTAAACCGTTGGCAAGATCATAAGTAGGAATTAGATTTTTTAAAGCAATATCGAAAACCTCGCCATCTAATGTATATTTTATCTTTCTTTCACTGTAGCTTTTTAATTCTGCTTTGGTATAAATAAAAGATTTTACCTTGTTAGACTTGTTTAAATCAATCTCGCTAGGTAATAAATTATACATTGATTTTGTTTCGCCTAAAGAATCTACTTTGTAAGTTAAATTAGTTCCAACAGCAGACAAAAACCACATCTGTTGAGATAAAAAATCTTCTTGAGATTGAAAGTAGTTAGGTTGTTTAAACAGTTGCAGTACTGAACTGTTTTCGATTGGCTTGCCTGCTGAATTAAGGTGTGTTATTTTCATTTGAGAGTATATTTTACATCTCAAAGAAATAATAGCAAGTAAAACGGGGTTATTTAAGGAGTATTCTAAATACTTTTCGGAATTAGTAAAGCCGTGATTATCAAGGAAATTATAAGTATAGTTTCCGTTGCGGTCACGCTCCACATTAATAGTATTCCTTTTTAAAAAATCAAATAAACCCATAAATACGATGTTTCACAACATTGTTAATAAAAGCAAATATAGTAATTATTTTTAACTTAAACGAAAAACTTTTGTAAACCAAGAAATTACATATTTCATTGCGTCTAATGCGTGGTCATCTCCGTTTTCCTCTGGCACGTCCATTTGAATACCTTGCCAAACTTTCCACGAATAATTTTCATATTCATTTTCAATATTTAAAGAATCGGTTGTATAATGAATTTTACTTTTTTGCATCGTTTCAATTCCTGCTGAAATAGAGCCGCTACCCTTTTTAGCTTGTATTACATTATATCCTGCATTCTTTAATTTACGTGATTCCTCTTTGTTTAATTCGTTACCGCTGTCACAGATGATCTGCACGTGTTTTTCTATTCCTAAACTTTCAAATTCATCTGTTAAACTTCCTTTAATATCGTTTAGCGGTTTGTAAAGTATTTCTTTAAAAAAATAGTTTTCATCGCCGTCGAATTTCATTGCTACTAATGAAGTAGGAGCACTTAATCCAAAATCTAAACCGTAGTATGTTTGAAAAGGTATTTTGTAAAAATCTTTATCGGCTAAAGTTTTCCAACCTTTAAAAATTCTGTTTGGCTTTTCTGCTTTTAATCCTAAAGCATAAACAGCGTGCAAATAAGCATCTGCCGTGCCTTGTTCTACGTTATATGGGTTGCTAGGGTCGTAAGATAGTATTTTCTTTTTTTGTTCTTCTGGTACAAAAGGATTGTCTTTATACGTCGAATGAATAACTATTGCGTTATCTCTTTTACTTACCTCATCAATCCAATGTTTATTTTTAGGATTCCAATCAATTATCAAGTAGCCACTTGTACGCATATCAATTTGGTTAAATGCTTCTAATCCAAATTTGTAAGGTTCATTTAAATGTGCTATATCTCCTTGAAATCCGTGAACTCTGTTTTCTTCATCGCCCCCCATAAATTCAATAGTAGAGCCATTCGAGAAAGTGTATATAGATTCAGTCTTATTAAAAACAACGTTATCAATATTAGGGAATGAAGTAACGGCTTTTTTTAAATCGGCTAAAATTGTCATTTTACAGTCTGCCTTTGTTTCGCGCCAAATTGACACCCTAGTATTGGGAATTTTCAAGCACGAAATCCAATGTGTTTGGAGTATTGAATATGTTTTACTAGAACG